TTTGTCCAGCACGAACTTTACTGTTATTGTATGTTTTGAGAGATGCACCAGCGATTGCACCTGTCATAGAATCTTGGAGTTTAAGAAACTTAGTGAGTGCTGGAGAATTAATTCTTTGAAATGTAGAACCAGTATTTGACAGTGCCGCAGTAACCTTTTCAGTTTCTTTAGAGGTCATAGTTGCTTTACCAGAAACGTCTTTGTATGTTGCATCGTCCATCCAGACAGTGGATGGTTTTCTAAGTCCTTTGATATCTGCACCAAACGATGCTGTCATGTCTTGTAATGCATCACCTTTGTATGTTGTGTGCCAGACAATACCAACCTTTGCGTTGTTTATAACTTTACCAAAATCAGAATTGACAGGAACAGCATACACAATTGTATTAGGTTGAAAGGTATAATATGATGTTCCATCAATAGTATCTGTGTCTACATCATCTGTAAACATTAGATCACCTTGCAACACACCTTTGATTCCAAGTTTAGAAAACTCTGCAAGGGCAACTTTGAATTTTGCGTTGAGTGTTCCTGATAAATCATCGTCAATCTCTTGTTCTGTTTTATACAATTTAGGATTCACATTGAATACCGACTTTTTTGCAACAAAGAACTTACCATCTTCTGGATCAACACCAGCAAAGATAGCAGGAGCTCCATCCCACTTCACCGTCATGTTAATTGAAGACCTTGTATTACCAGACAACATATCTCGTAGTGAACGTAGAAAGTTGATTGCAGCTCTACCACCAGCAACACCGTTGTTGATTATCTCATCCTCTAGATGTTCCAGATGAAGATTCTTTCCAGCCTTATTTTCGTCTAATTGTGCGAATGATATCATTTTAGTCTACCATTCCATAAACAAATCCATGTAAATCTTTAGGAAAACTTTCTTTTACTGAAGCTATAACAATATTAAAAAACTCAAACAATTTTTCAAATAATTTAGCTCCGATCTCTTTAATTTTATTAAGTGCAGACTTAACTCTAATAATAATTTTTTTATACATATTATTCAACCAGTTTTTGGCTTTAGATGTTAGTGCCTTTAACTTATTGAAAATCCTTTCAATAAGAAAAAACTCATCTCCCTGTAATAAATCCTCTTGAAGATTTACCATCACTTTATTAGCAATCTTGTCATTATACAGTTCATCTAAAATAATACCTCTAAAAGATTCATTTTCTTCTGGAAGAACTCGTAATACAGAAGCAGGACTCCCATCACCTGTTTTCCATGTTGAAAAGACTTTCATTTTAGATGCTATTGTAACAACCTCTTTAGATACAGTTGGTAGTCCAGAAAGACCAGAAGACTTTCCATCAGAGGTAACTGGAATTGATTTTGATATTGCTCCTGTATTCGCATCGAACTCCACACATATACTTGCGACTGAAGTTTTATTTGAAAACTTTTTATATCCCGACATTGCCTCAAAACAATACCATTTTAGAAACTCTGGTTTTTTTTCAAAGTTTAAATTTTTTGTTATCTCTGCATTTAATTCTTTGTGAAATTTTTCGGTTGATGCAAATGTTTCAAGATCATCTTTTAATTTAGGAGTTAATTCTACTTCTTTTTTACCTGATATAATTTTGGTTGCAGTACCAGCAGTCAATTGTCTGTTTTTAATTTTTGCAAAATTATTTTCTATCATAGACATTATTTTGTCTATCTCTTTTTTAGAACTTCTGTCTACACCCATATATTCTAATGCTGCATAAAATGTTGAAATAGTCTCACCCTTACCACCAGAAGCAAGCTGAGAACCACCTTTTTTCTTTAATGAAATATTATAGTTTTTCGTATACATATCTGTTTTAGGAGTTCCATTAGTACCACCATATTTTAACCACATGGCACTTAAATTTGCTTTTCCACCACCACCACCAAATTGAATCATTGGCGTTGTCATTTTAAGTTGTTTATTAAAAGATTGTGCTACTTTAATTGCTGGTTTGTCATAGTCGGGATAAAATTTCTTTGCTTGTTCTGAAGCAGAAGTGTCTGTTCCACCTACAATTTCATTATACTTATCAGTAATTAAACTTTCCCAATCTGCACCCTTCGGGTTGGGTGTACCTACTTTTGGAGTTCCTTGTCCAAATCCCATATATTTTACTAATGAGGGAACATTTTCTTGAGCCCAATCTGTAATTTTTTTAACTAATGCAGCGTCACCTTTTGCATGACGAATCTTAAATTTTCCATTAGAAGGATCACCAGATAAAGGAACTAAATCTGTGGCAGGGCCTAAACGTAAATCTTTAAGATACTTTAATAATTCATTTAAATCTTTTGTGGAGTAATCGAAGTTTTTAGCAAAAGAAGTAACTTCTTTTGCTGTGGAAATAGGTGTAGTAAATCCTTCAAGTAGAGTTTGAATCTTTACTTCTGGTGCGATATAATTTTCTTGGACAGGTTTTAACTGACGAACATACTTCCGTAACGACATTTCAATGGCTCCATCTACATATAGTTTACACTATTTATAAGAGGTTAAACCTTGAAATCGTCATACCTTGATTCTGATGACTTAGACCCAAAGGTTGTCTTGTCAAATGTCGGTTCATCTTGACCGCTATCTACCAAGTCCTCTTGTTCTTTATTCTCTACATCATACAGTCTCATTTTACTTCTGTCAATACCTACAACAAATCTTTTATTCACTGTTGGGTCATTATATCGGTTCTTGAGTTGTTTTACTACGATTTGATTGAGTGCATCAAGTTCCTCATTACTGATAAGGGCAAACATAAAATCTGCTGTCGCTGGCAACCCAAATGATTCAGATGTGTCCTCAAGGCCAATGTCGGTTGAGGTGAATCCACCCCTCGTTGTTTGTGTTGCCGACATGATGGGAACATTTGTCTCGACTGCAAGTCCTCTAAGTTCTTCTGCAATCGACTTAATATATGTGTACGAATTGACATTTGATGCTCCCTTCAAACGAGATGATGCACAGATATTTAGGTAATCAATAAATATCATATCAGGTTTGAAGGATTTCTTGATAGACAATTCTTTAATCAGACCACGAAAGTGTGCAGAGTGAGCAGATGCAGTAGGATATTCTTTTACAATCAGTGTACCGTTTGTTTTTTTCTGTATCTTCTTAATCTTACTTTCAAACATGGTTTTAGGTAAATCATGCAAGTCTTCCATAGATACGTTCATCAGATTTGCATCTATACGTTCTGCGATACGTTCCTCTGCCATCTCTAAGGTGATATACAATACATTCTTACCTTGAGACAAACAGTTTGCAGCCATGTGACACATGAACAACGACTTACCAACACCTGTACCAGCAAGTGCAATGTTAAGAGTCTTCTGTGGTAAACCACCCTTAGTAATCTTGTTGAAAAACTCTAAGTCAAATGGTATGCGTTCTTCTACTTTATGGTAGAAATCAAAACGCTTTTCACTATCGTTAAAGTAATCGTGACCTACAGCATTGTCAAAAGACACAGCAAGTGCATCAGTCAACAAACTAGGGATTGCATCTGCACCACGGTTCTTGTCTTTACCATCAATGATACCGATACCATCTACGATTGCATTGTAGATAGCTTTGTCTTTACAAAACTTTTCTGTGGTATCGACTAACCACTCCATGTCAACATCAGTTGCATCAAGTGTCTTGATAATCTCTACAATTTTTTGATGTTCTGTTTCAGTTAAATCTTTGCGAGTTTCAACTTCAATTTCCAAGGAAGTCTTTGTCGGCATCTTGCGATACTTGTCAACAAAGTTTGTAATCTCCTCAAAGACAATGCGTTCTTCTTTTACACTAAAATAATCGGGTTTGATGAAAGGCAATACCTTTCTACAGTAATCTTCATTTGATACAAGGTTACTGAGTGCTGTCCGTTCTATTGTCTGATTCAATTTGTGTTCCATCCTCTGATTGTGCAATAATGATATGCAAAAGTATATCACCAATTAACTTAAAAAAATCATCACCAAAATTTTCTTTTGGTATTCCATTGTTTTCTATTATATCATACTCAAACTTAAATGGCAACCCACTTTTTTCGATTTCTTCTTCTGTTGCAAGTTCTTCTGGAAGAGTAACTTTTCCATACTTATATACAACACCATGAAAATCAGTTTCGCCTGTAAGACCAATACAAGTCTGATCTGGATGAGCATCACTATTTAAGAATACAAATTTCTTTGTAATAGGGTCTTGTAAAATTTGTTCTGTTGATGGTAGTGGTTTTGGTGTACTTTCAATTGGTTCACCGAATTGATTTAATAATTTAGACATAATGTAAATAACTCCCAATTATGTATTTTGATTTTTCGATTGGTTTTTCTCCAGCATGAAGCCATGGCCACATTGGTGGAAACATTAATAATGAACCTTTTACACAACTACTACCAAGTCCTAATTGTGGAAATGATGTGTGACCAGCATCATTATCATCTAAGTATAAAAAGAATACCAAAAATCTTCTTGCATCTTTATAATGAGTAACATCAACATGAGGACTAAAAAACTCATCACCGTTAGGTTCATATCGTTTCATTCGTATCGATTCATAACCATGTTTAATTGGCCATTGATTTATTGTAATCTTACAATCTTCTTTGTACTTATCTACATATTCTGGAAATATTTTTAAAAGATGTTTTGTATCATCTTCCCAGCCAGGCTCTTCCATTATATGAATTTGATTGAAAGACATTTTAAATTTTCTATCAGGATTTTCTCTGTTTTGAGTACGCCACTGGTCAGAATTTTCTTCAAACCTTTTAATTAGTTTATCACAAAACGAATCTGATACAACATTTTCATATATTCTAATATAGTTTTCTAAGTTCATTATTAAAAGTTCCTAAAAGTCTATCATTGACCTAACAGTAAAATCAATTGCAATACGTTTTTCGTGAGTAATGATATCTGCTGCTCTGTGTGGGATTAGTGGATTAAACACATAGAAACTAGTTGGTGGTGCATAGTAGGTTTGTTTGTTCCATTCAAAACCACCACCCCATTCTTCTTTCCAATCTGAATTAAGAACACCAAGAATTTTTAGCACTTTCATATTTTTTGGAATATCATCTTCATGGTCTGTATGTGTGTTGTCTTCTCTGTGTTGGTCTTTAATACTACCACCACACCACAATGCTTCTGGATAAAATAGTTTACCACCACTCTTTTCATATATCTGTGTAAGTAATGCCAAACACATACCAGCAATCCTTTCAGTTTTAGGATTCTTAGTCTCACCATCAATGATGGTTAACTTAGGATGTCTCTTACTGAAGTGAGCTCCATGAGGGTACTTAAAACTCCAATCCTCACTTTCTTGGAATTGATATCTAAGAAATTCCAAGAACATTGGAGTTGTTACATTTTCAATTATTTGTAGTGGTATTGTTTTCACTCTATTCACCTTGTTAACTATGGGAAGGCCTTTATCTGGTCTTCCTGTACTATTTATAGGGGTTTTCAATTTTCCAAGAACTGACATGATTACTTCTTCTTTACGGTAAAATCAATCGCCAATCTTTTTTTGTCAGAGGTAATATCCTCTGCTGCATGAATAATTGACGAATCAAAAACTAAAAAGTCTGTTGGTGCGAGTTGATATGTAACACCACCATGAACAAAACCACCACCATCAGATGGTTGCCAGTCAGAGTTTAGTGTACCTATAATCTTTATTCGGTCACTACCCTCTGCATGGTCTGTATGAAAGTTATCAGGCCTGTGTTTGTCTTTAATACTAATACCACAGGCAGAACACTCTGGAAGAAAATAATCTTTACCACCAGCATCGTAAATTTGAATAAGTAATCCTAGTGCGATACCAGCAAGAACAGAATTTTCTTGAACAATATCGTTGTTGATAATTCTCAACTTAGGAAACTTATCTTCTAGTGGAACTGGATTAGTAGGATTATATGGATACAAAAAACTCCAGTTCTCTTGAGCAACAGCCATCTGTTTCATCATGTTAAGATAGTTTGCAGAACAGGCATTTTTGATAACTTGTGTCTCCATTAATCATCTACCTCTAAGTTTTCTGTAGAAAAATCTACTCCTGACACTTTTGTTGAACGACCTTTCAAATAAACCATAGGCTCACTCTGCATATGATCAAGATAGTCAATACCATCTTCTGCATATGCACGAACATTTGTACGTTTTACAATTATACCATTTTCTTCTTCAATAGTTACAATCTCTTGTCGTATTAGACCTTTTCTTGGTGGTTCTAAGTTTGCATTGTATGTCATAATAACTCCTAACTAAAAAATTCTTCTAAAGTATTTATTTGTGATGATTGATATGCTTTCTTCCAAGATATAGTTGCACTCAATTTTGTCATATCTTTCCATGGGCCTGACTTTTGTTTCTTTTCTTTTAATATAACATATTGTGGAAATTTGGAGTGTAAGTCTCTCATTGACTTGTTATGATATTCTATATCCCTATATTCAGAACAACCACCCTCTGTATTAGTATCAGATGGAGCAACCACATATTTATACCACACTTTATTTGACATTCCTTTTGTCAGTAATTGTAAATTTACATAAAAATCTTCTGCACCACAACATCCTGTCCAATCTATTTCATTCCACACTTGTGACAATTTCACTCCATTATAAAACTTATTTGTCATAATTCTAGAGTTTTCAATGTATGGATATTTACCTAAAGGGTTGTTCCAAGTTGTTCCTATAGCTCCATGAACCAACCCTTCCGATAACCATTTATTAGTTTCAGTAATCATATCAAAAAAAGATTTTTCTGTCAAGGATTCTTTTTTTAATTTATCTCCAATTGGAACATTTTGTAGAAATGATAAATCATCATCCATTATCCAAAAATTACATTTTCTATTTACACCAAATTCATATGTGATATCTTTAATGGTATTAGCAAAACCAATATTATCACCACTAACCACAAATATCTTATAATGAATTTTTTTGGCTTGTAATTCTTCTTGAGGTTGAACA